GGCTTTCGCAGGTTTTGCTTTCCTCGGAGATAAATACCTCTATGGGTCCGGTCGAGGTCTACGGATACGCCGACTTCGTGAGGGGTCCGGAAGTTATCGACGTGAAAACGACCGGCAATTACATCTTCGGGAAATACCTGCTTTCGCACCAGCGGCCCGTCTACCTTGAGGCCGTAAAGTCGATGGGTATCAACCAGTTCACCTTCCTTGTGACCGACTTTAAAGAGGTCTATGAGGAGGTTTACCACCGTACCCCCGAGGACCGGGAAAGGATGATCGAGACCGTGGAGAAGATTGTTCAGTTCGCAGAGTTCAACAAGGATCGGATTACGGACAAAAAGTTTTTCGGTCAATAAATCACATAGACAAGGAGACAAGGATGAAGAAGCAGAGACCCGCGTTCCATTACGCCGATGTCACCAAGAGCGCCCGCTTACAGAGGGTTGTAGCCCTCCTGAAGAAAAGGGGCAAGAAGGGTGCGACTACCCGGGAAATCCTGTTCTACGCAAAGGTATGCTCCCCCTGCGGCCCGGAGCTGCGGAAGAACGGCCTCAAGGTGGTCTGTACCTTCGACCATACGGACCCGCAGACAAAATCCAAAATCTACCGGCACGTTCTGGAGGTCTAGATGGGAACCGCGTGGGGAAGCAACGAGATAAAAGCCATCTACTACGATAAGGCGGAATACAACGCCAAGCAGGCGATTCTGGACGCCTACTACAAATGGCAGAAAGACGCGGAAGAGCAGGCTAGGCCGAAAACACCCGAAGAGGACTGGTTCGAGGGGTTGAAATGATCGTTGCCGACGAGGTTCCGGATGGAGCGATCCTAGTCCTCAAAAGTGGGGCAGCGGTACTTTGCCGCCAATGCGGAGGGGTCCCGTGCTTTATCGGTCCGTCTAGAATTATTGGCGGGAATCGGTTTAGTACCGCTTGGCCGACAAGTATTCACGGGTACTTCCAGATCCATCACAAGAACAAGGGCGACTCCTCCGATAGTATTTACGGGTGGTTCCAGCATAGCGGAGAGCTAGAAGAGGTTGAGCGTTTTGCGTCCTCTATCGAGGTCTCAATGTTTATGGAAGCCTACCCGACTATCACTGACGTTTTGTCCCCGGACGAAAACGACCCGGCTACCTGGTGGGCGCTCATTGGAGGCAACGAATGAGCCAAAGATCGCACCACCTTGGGACAATGAAGGACGGTAGGTTTATCCCTACAAACCCCGCCGCGTTCAGGGCTGCTTTTGAATATTTCGTAGATGGCAGTAACGTAGAGGTTACCGTTGGAAAGCCCGTCAAGAAGCGGAGCAACCCGCAGAACGCTTACTTATGGGGGGCCGTTTACGATCATATCTCCCGCAAAACTGGCGCGGAGCCGGACGAGATTCACGCTGCTATGAAGGCGATGTTCAACTACGAGACCAAGATTGTAAGCGTTGTACAGATGTCCAAAAAGACCGGCAAGCTGAGGACTGTACGCAAGCATATCAAGGTCCCTCTATCGACCGCAAACCTCTCTACCGAGGAGTTCTCTATCTACGTCGAGAAGGTTCGTGCGTGGGCTTCATCGTTCCTTTGCCTGTATATCCCGGACCCGGGAGAGGCGGGGTATCGGTGAGGCTGTTTCTAAAAAACGTCTCCTACCAAACCAACGAGGACGATCTGCGCGCCTTGTTCGAGCAGTACGGAAAAGTCGCATCCGTCCGCGTCCCGGTAGACCGGTTTTCCGGTCGCCCCCGGGGCTTGGCGTTTGTTGATATGCCAAATATGATCGAGTCGCGCCGCGCTATTGCGGAGTTGAACGGGAGGGTTATCCGGGAACGCGCCCTCAGTGTTGAGGTATCGAGGGAAAATGAGTAATAAGACCTACAAGGATTTTCCGTATATCCCAGTCCAATGCCCGGACGGGTTTAGAAAAATCTGGATCCCCGGAGTTGGAGTTTTCAGGTACAAGGGATCATATCCGTCAAAATTGCAGTTTGGTGATCCCTGGAAAGGATGGATTCGAGTAAAAGAGATTCGGACTAAATTCCCTCTTGACTTTTTGTAATAATGCCTTACTTTTGCGGAATGCGAAACCCTAACCTATTTGGCAATGTTAAAATCAAAAACAGATAACCCCTACCCCTCCGACTGGCATTGCCTGGTTGTGGGTTTCGCATTCTCCCATTTGCGGGGGGGTAGGACTTTTCCATGAACAAGCCAGTTTCAACTGTCCAACTTGGGATAGCACGTCTTGGGCTAATATGCTCGGATATTCCCGACAACGCTCAGCTCGGGTTATGGCTTAGAAAGTTCCACCGCGCACTTACTCTCAAAGATATAACCCTCGATGAATACGCATCTGAGCTTTTGAGAGAAGTAGAAGAATACCGTGAAAACGAAAGAAACAGGAAGGTTTCGGCTAAAATTCCAACGTATTCCAACGGATTCCAACGGAAAGACGCGGCTTCCGCTACTAAGCTAGCTAGTCAGTTAGCTAAACAACAAAGAAAACAACCCCCTACCCCCTTTCAGGGGGAGGTTTGGTTTTCAAATCCATTGTTCGCTGCGGCTTGGAAGGAGTGGGAGCAAGCCCGAAAAGTCAAGGGTGGGGACCGGCAGTTAAAAACCCTGAAAACCCTCTCGGGGGAAAACTTGGAATCCGCTACCCAAATCCTACTCCAATCTGCCGATAACCAGTGGAGAGGGCTTTTCCCGCTCAAGGGGTCTATACCGAACTTCAAACCCAAGCCCGAGCTATCAGGGAAAATGAGCTCGAAGTCATCCGCCGAGTATCTGCAATGGCTTGACCAACAGGGGAAGATTGCACAGGAAGAGCGAAAAAACGGATTTACATTCAACCCGCCGGGGATAGTGAAATGAGCGACGAGAAAAACGACTCCTTCAAATGCGGGTCTCAGGGCAGCTACGTTAACGACAAATTTGTAGGCGGCTACGGGTGCCTAATGACGTTTCCGGGCGCGCAGTTCGATTACCACGCTAGAGTCTGCAAAAGATGCTCCTCTCGGATGTGCCAAGAGTTCGGCGTTGAACCGCTCGATTCTGGGGCCTTGGCTACGGCGATATCGAACGTCCACCGGTATGTCATAATGATCCCGAAGTTGGCGGACGTTCCCCACAAATCCCAAGTCCGGATGCTACTGCTTTCCGTAGGGGTTGAAGTTCAGCAACCGAGCGAGCGCGAGATTCAAGGTGGCTCTCGGATCAAGGCCCGTACCTCCGGTGGGAAATCAATCGTGGGGGAAATCCTATGATGAAGTTCCCGAAGAAGCCACCCAAGGAGCGGGGGAGCGACCCGGCAAAGACGTGGGTCAGGAAGCTGGATGAAGCCTTCTCGGCATATATCCGGACGCGGGACACAACTCTCGTAGGGGCGGTGAGGCTCGGGAGGTGCATCACGTGTACACGCCTCAAGCCTTACGCGGAGTTGGATTGTGGTCATTTTATCGGTCGTCAGTATTGGGCTACTCGGTGGGACCCGACGAATTGCGCGGCCCAGTGCCGGAAGTGCAACCGTTTTGAAGAGGGACTAAAAGACCTTTTCCGCGTTGCGCTATTGGCGAAGTGGGGAAGCCCGATTATCGAGAGAATGGAAGCTGGGCACAAACTTGGAAGAAAACCCAGGATTTATGAGTTCCAGATGATTTCGGACCGTATCAAGTCCCTAGGTGAATTGTTGAAACCGGAGCCTAAGAAAAAGGCGGCGAAAAAGATTTTTAAAAAACCGGTTGACAAAGGATTAATCTTTGATACCTTACGGGATACAGAAATAAAGGAACCCAAATGACTTTCCTAGAACACTTCGCCCGACCCATCGCCTACGTTGTTTTGTTTGTAGCAACTTGCGATATCGCGGACTTCCGTAACCGCGAAAATAGACCGGGACAAGCTAAGCGGGCTATACGCCCGCTCTCGGTAGGATGCGCTGTTGTCGCGGTCGTATTTTTGTTTTCTAACTGCGCTCCCGCTCCCGTTCGCAACTACAAACACGGGCCGCGTTGCGAGGCGGACGGATACCATCGTCATATCGACTCAACGAAAGCGGGGAAGTAATGGAAACCTATACCACCATCAATCGCGCCGAGCTTGGATGGCCTTCCGGGCCTTGGGACGGAGAACCCGATAAACTGGTTTGGAGGGACAAGGAAGCCGGCTACCCTTGTATGATCGTCCGGACCCCGTGGAACGGTCATCTGTGCGGATACGTTGGAGTCCCGCAGGGGCATCCCGATTTCGGGAAGAACTACGATGATGTGGACGTACAGGTTCATATGGGCTTGACGTTTTCGGATTCCTGCCAAGAGCCTACTCTGGAGCAGTACGAAAAATTCCTCAACCCCGACAAGGACGCGCTGTACAAGCAGTCGGTAGAGGCCGCTAATTTCCCGGACGGGGATTCGGCCAGGTACGTTCGCGAGCGCTGCAAGCAGCTCGACAACTGCAAGACCTTCGAGGAATGGCGCGAGTACCAAATGCAGCGCCGTATCTGCCACGTGAAATGGCCCGGGGAAACCGAGGTATGGTGGCTCGGATTCGACTGCGCCCATTGCGACGATACCGCTCCCGGGGACGCGGCCCGCGATATCAAGTACGCCGACAATCCGGATTGGCCTAAGTGGCCCGGAGGCCGTCACGGAACCTACAAGACCGTGGACTTTGTGAAGGCCGAAATTACGGCTTTGGCGATTCAGTTGAAAGAACACGTGTAAAATAATTCGACAAGGAGACAAGGATGAACGGTTCAATGTTTTCAGCCGACAACGGCCTCAAGACCGCGCTACTCAAAGAGGTTACGGATATCGACCACCGCGTTCGTCGGGCGCAGGCAGCGATAGCCGCGATGAAGTCGGACCTCGAACGCCGAAAGCTGGTTACCGACCTTCTGGAGAAGTTGGGCGAGAAGGCCCCCCCCCAAGCGGATTTTCCTGCAGAGGAAAAGGCGGCACCGAAGCCTCGCCTGAAAACCGGCACCTTCGTCAAGGAGTTTATGTCGAAGCATCCCGGTATCGGATACTCGGTCGATCAGATTGTGGAAGGCATCGGTTGGGAGAAAAATCCCCAGAACCACAAGCTCGTCTACGTCTGCCTACGCGGGTCCCTTATGCCGGATCGCGTCAGGTGCAATACTCTCGGCCTCTACGAGTGGATCAAGTAAAATGATCATTCCGAATAAAGATAAGTGGACTAGTAGGGCAAAGGACGCCCAGTATGACCCGGGATTTGTCGCATACCTCGGGCTTATTTTCGACCCCACCCGAATAACAATCGACGTTGGAGCAAATATCGGTAAGCTAACGAAATTTATTGCGGACCGCTCCAAAGAAATCGTGCTCTCGTTTGAACCGTCCCCGCAAAACTTCGCCGCCCTTACCGAAAATGTAAAAGGAATGAACAATGTGTTTGTATTTAGGGAGGCAATCGGAAACAGAAACGGCGAAATGCCTTTCGTTGGCGACGGAACCCCTACTGGTCATCTATCAGATTCAGGTAGGGGGATATCGATTACTGTACACGTCGCTACGCTTGATACGATAGTACCCGCCAATAGCGATATTGGGCTAATCAAAATAGATGTTGAGGGCGGCGAGTTGAACGTAATTCTCGGAGCGTTAAATCTTATAGATAGGTGTAAACCGTTACTAGCGATTGAGATGATCGACGGACATCTCAAGAGAGGCGGCTCTAGTCGATCCGAGATATTTAAAATCTTGGAGACCCACGGATACACTCGGGCAGTCAACAAGTACGGCATGAGCGAGCACGCGAACAACTCTACCGGCGCGTCTGACGTATTCTTTCTGCCTGATCCAGGGTGGTACGCACCGAAACTTTATATCGGCTACAATCGAATGAAGGAGGGAACGCATGACTAGTCTCTGGAACAACCGCCCTGCGGTATGGGAGAAGATATGAAGAAGCATATAACGTATGCGGCCTTGGTTAGAGATGCCAAGAAGGTTTTTGGGAAAAACGGGCCGGAACTTTTAGACTTCGTGCTAGACCCGTACAAAGACCTGGAAAAGCGTTGCCTAGCCGTTTCTCAGGAGTATTATGATCTTGAGAAAACTTTCGCCTTACGATGGAAGGCGGATATGCGCGCTATTAAGCGCTGGCAAAAAGCGACCGGTAAAACGCAGGTCTGGCCGGATCACGTAGACCTTGTTTGCTGGCTGATAGAACAGCTGGACGCCAAGGAGAAGAAGTGAGCGATCAGCTTGATCTTCTCGGGGAGGCTACCGAGGATTGGCGCGAGGTCTGGAACGGGATGCCGGACTTCGACCAACAGGACCTTACGCCTCACAAGTCCGTGCTTGTACACTTCGCGACCCTCAAGGATCAGCAGGAGTTCGCCAAACTAGTCGGCCAGCCGGTAACCGAGCTTACCCGCAGCCTCTGGTACCCCAAGGCGGAAATCGGTCGCTACGCAGACAAGCGTTTCCGCGCCGAGCGTCCGGTAAATCCCAAGTTCCCCATCTATATCGTCTCCAAGGGGCGATTCGAGATACGGCTTACAAGTACCGCACTGTCGAAGATGGGCGTACCTCACTTCATCGTTGTTGAGGAGGCCGAGCGCGAGGAGTATGAAAGCCGCGTCGATTCTTGGGCGAACGTACTAGTCCTAGACCCGGAATACCAGAGGACCTATCCGACCTGCGACGATCTTGGGGATACCAAGTCGAAAGGCCCCGGCGCGGCGCGAAACTTCGCGTGGGACCACGCCATCCAGAGCGGCCACAAATGGCACTGGGTTATGGATGACAACATCGAGCGGTTTTACCGGTTGTTCAACAACCTCAAGACCCCCGTAGCCGATGGGACGATCCTGCGGGCGATGGAGGATTTTGTCGAGCGATACGAGAACGTAGGGATGGCCGGACCCAACTACTTTATGTTCGCGTCACGGAAAACTGTGATGCCTCCGCTTACGACGAACACGCGCATCTACTCCTGCAACCTGATCAGGAACGATACCCCCTATCGTTGGCGCGGTCGCTACAACGAGGACACCGACCTCTCCCTGAGAATGCTCAAGGATGGATGGTGTACGGTTCAGTTCAACGCCTTCCTGCAAGGCAAGGTTCGTACCTCTACGTTGCAGGGTGGGAACACGGCCGAGTTTTACGCCAAAGAAGGAACGCGCCCCAAGTCGGAGATGCAGGTAAAACTCCATCCTGACGTATCAAAGCTGGTCTACAAGTTCAAACGCTGGCATCATCACGTCGATTACTCCGGGTTCCGCAAGAACAAGCTGGTCCTGCGGGACGGGGTTACGGTTCCCCCCGGATTCAACAATTACGGGATGGGGCTGGAAGTGATCGAGGGCTACTACGACAAGGCCCCGATAGAATATGCCGAAGTCCCGGACCTTGATGGAGAGGAAGAGATGGAGGAGCCCGATGCCGTTGCTTGATTCCGAATTCCGGCAGATGGGATACCGTAACCTCAAGGATACTGCTGCCGGCAAGTGCGCGACGATGAAATTCATCTTCACGACCGGCCTTGTATTCGGGCTTGACGATTCGGGGTATCGTGGACGTTACTGCTACGAAACCGAAACCGAGGCGTTTATCGCATTGATGTTGTGGGACGGAACCGGGGACCCGCAAGGTCCTTGGATCAAATACAAAGGGGTCGGCGGAGAACGCCTTGGCCCGGGAGCAAAATCAAATGAAGGGGCGTAGTATGGTTCGCGTGTTCGAGTTTATCATTCTCGTAGGTTGCATAATCGCAGCGTGCGGGTTCATCGTGAAAGTCGTTAAAAAAACCAACCAAGGAGAAAAGTCATGAACTCAAAAATCGTTGCATCAATCCTGGGGTTCGTCATCGCCCTATTTGCCCTTATCACCTTTTTCGGCACGTGGGGAACCATCGACGCCGGGCATCGCGGGGTAGTAGTCCGCATGGGCGCGGTTACCGGAGAAGTCAAGGGGGAGGGGGCCTATTTCAAGGCTCCGTGGATTACGGACGTGATCGAGATGGATGTCCGTACCAAGAAGGAGCAGGTCCAGACCTCGGGTGCCTCCAAGGACTTGCAGGTGGTGAATGTCGTTGTCGCCCTGAACCTCTCGCTCGACCCCTCCAAGGCCGCGCACGTTTACCAGAACATCGGGGAGGACTACCTGAATATCGTCGTTGCCCCCGCGATGCAGGAAGCGACCAAGGCGGGCGTAGCCGAGTATACGGCGGAGGAACTTATCTCGAAGCGCGAAATCGTTAGGGAGAAGATCGCCCGACTGGTAGCAAGCAAGCTGAGCCCGCTCGGTATCCGAACCGAGGCGTTGAATATCGTGAACTTCAACTTTTCGCGGTCATTCAACGAGGCCATCGAGGCCAAGGTGACGGCAGAGCAGAATGCTTTGGCATCGAAAAACAAGCTGGAGCAGACCAAGTACGAGGCTGAGCAGGCTATCGTAACGGCGAGGGGTGACGCGGAAGCCTTGCGCGTCAAGGCGCAGGCTATCGCTCAAAGTCCTCAGGTGCTTCAGCTGAACGCTATCGCCAAATGGGACGGTCACCTGCCCCAGTATATGGGTAGCGGCCCCGTTCCCTTCCTCAACCTCAAATAACCAAGGAGAGCCGATGTTCAACTTTTTCAGAAACCCGTTCCCGAGAACCGTTGACTCTATCATGGGTCCGGTCAACACCGCCATCGCTCAGCTTCGGGAGTTGAGCGGAGACAGGACCGAGGAGATTCAGGACAACAAGATGGCTATCGAGTCGTTGCAGGACCGCAATATCGACCTAACCGCCGAAGTGTCCCGCGCCGATTCGATCCGCAAGAAACTGGAAGGCTTGGTTTCGGGCTAGGCTTTTCCGCTATGGGTTACGGAGTAGTGATTTCCGTCTTTTATGCTAAAGTCTCCGCCCCACCTACATAGGGGATGGAGGGCCTTCCAGAACTGTCCGAAGTACTGGTGGTCCTCCGTCTTATCAAGCCAAGTAGCACCCTTGAACAAATTGACGTCCACGGCCAACCGGATATGATGAACCGAATTCTTCATATGCCCACCATCCCCGTCAGCGTCCCATGCGTCTCCGAAAGTTACCGCGTACCCGAGGCGATAGAACTCCTCGATCAGCTGGGAAACCAGAAACGAAAACAGACGCTGTTTCGCGCCAAGGGTTGACTTGGAGGTTACTACTCCGAGCTGCGCTGGTAGTTTCATAGCGGAGCTACGAGGGTCTGCTTGTAGCGGTTGAGGTCCCGCGCTCGCGCAAGTCCGAACCAATGAACGAACCGCCGTGTCAGGAAACGCTTGACGCGGGAAGATCCATCCTCGTTGCAGAGACGGTTGAGCAGGGTATCGGCACGCTCTTTCCAATCGTCCGGTACCGGGAAGCCTTCTTGCTTCAGGCGGTATAGAGCATCGTGCGCGAGGCTAGGTCGCATGAAATCCGGGCTATCGGGGGCGCACGTTGCGCCATCCCAAGGGTACCCGGCCTTTATCTCCAGCCAGCCGTCCGCGTGCAAGGTACAGAGCTGCCCGTAGATCGCCTCTTTGGGGCAGCAGCCCGTGTTGAAAAGCACGTCCGTTTTCAGAAAATACTTGAACGGCGGCAAAAGCCCGTACTCGATGAATTTGGACTCTTGGATTTCGGTCATTCCCTCCCCCTTCCGATTACCCGTCTGCGGACGTAAGCCAGTTTGATAGTATCCTGCTCCAACTTTACGATGCGGGACTCGTGGTTTTCCGAGGTTTCCTCCAAAAACAGAATGCGCTCGGAATCCGGCTTGGATTCGCGTACCGCATCGGTTAGAGTATCCAGCTTGGCGTTGACTCCTTTGTTGGCGTAGTAGTTCCCTCCAGCTCCACCAATTAACAAGCTGATAGCGCTGGTTATGATAGGACTTTTTAGGGCTATCATAAGGGTACGGCCAACGGCCTCTTCGTCATTAATGGGTGCCATTTCCTCATTTTCCTTCAGTTTAGCGAGGGTCCTTGAAAAATTCCTTGCGCCGCTCCTCGGCCAGCCGCCGGTCAAACTTGCGCTTGGGCCTCAATAGCACCAAGGTGTCGACGGCCTCCTGAACCTCGAAGAACTCCAGCATTGGATCGTAGTGGGGGCGGAACGAGAAGTCATGTACCATGACCCGATTGCAGCCCATCAGAAGGGCCGTAATCGCGCAGGCGACCCGGAACCTTCCGTCAATCAAAGCGAGGTCTGGGACCGACCGCATGGTCGGCATAGAGTAGGCTTCCCCGGTCGGCTCCCAGCGGGGATGAGGCTCCTCGTAGGGGCCGGAATTGCCGGTATCCGCGAACGCGACCCGGAGACGCTTCCCCCGGATGGCCTTGGCAAGTTCAGGCTGCTGTTCGGCCCATTCCTCTAGGAACGGCTTGCATCCCTCGACGCTTACCACCCGGTCCGAAAGCTCGACCCCCCAGAGGGTGGATTTGCCCATCCCCCACTCCAGATAGTTCTTGGCCTTCCCCATCTCCCTGCGCATTAGGGCTTCCTCGCCCTCGGTTGTATTTCCCCACGGAATCATAGGGCCTCCAATGCTCGGCGCATCGCCAAGGCTATCCGGGTTTTACCGCCCTTGGTTCGGGGGTACCCCGTAAAGTGTAGAACTACGCACTCCGGGTGTGGTGCTCGTTTCGTGCCGGCAGGGAAGTGCATCAGATATGATGGAAGCATTTCCGCCCTCAATGCGCCCCGAATCAAAAGTGCTTCCAGAGCCGGTTGGTCCTGCAAGCACACGTATTCGTCGGCGGACTCCCCCCGAACTTCGAGATGGAATTCCGACCAAGCGCGAGCAAAATCCCCGGCCAAGTCGCCACGCATTACCATCAACCCGGTATTGATGCACCTGCGGGTTTTCGGGATGCGATCCAGCTCCCACGATTCCAAGTAGACGCGGTTGAAGTCGAAAACCGTTCCGACCACGGGGATTCCGGTAGTCGCTACGCGAACCTCTCCGGCGAATAGGTAGTCTGGGTTTTTAATGAAGATGATATCCGAGTCTACCAGCATTAGGTAGTCCTCGTCGGATAGGTTCATCTTTAACGGGGCCGAAGCCTTCATCGTCACCGACTTTGGTGAGACCAAACACCGTACCCCGAGGTGGGCCGGGAAGGCCCACTCTCGGTCCGAAAGGCATACCCTATCGGCGGTTGATCCGGTTTTGTAAAGCGACTCGAACATCATCTCCGCGAGCATGAAATACTCGTCGCTTCCGAAGGCCACGGTCGCTATGACGCGACCCACGGCTACTTCTCCTGAATGTCGAAGATGATTTCAGCCACGCGGAGCTGGGGCAGAGAGATTTTCTCGGCCATCTCCTTCTTGATCGACACGGGGATGCGTTCCCAGTCCAGCTCGATGGAGCGGTTGCCCAAGGCTTCCTCTTCCTCGATAAACCGGGTATGTTCGTCCTCTTTCATGAGTACGGGCTCCAGAACGATCTGCCCGGCCTGCGGCCAGTTCTCGGGGGCCTCGGTACCGTACAAGAACAAGAGGCGGTTCGCCTCCTTCTTGCACACCTTCTCGAAAGTCTCCAGCTGCTCGATAAGCGGCAGCAGAAGCTTGCGCTTGGCGAGCGGAAGGTTGACGCCCAGGGCATTGACAAGGCTGCTCATCAAATTGCCCTTCATCTGTTCGTATGTAACCGTGATCATTGTCGTTCCTTTGGTTGACCCCGAAAAAAACGGGGCCTTCAAAATTTAATTTACGTCAGGTTCAAGAGCCCGTATCCGGTATCGTTTCCGAGGCCGCTCTGCATCTGCTGGATCCACGTGATCAGGTGCCCCATTTGGGTGTTGAACGAGGCCGTCTGCGTGACAGGATTCGCGAAGGCCGTATCCGTCCATTCGGTAACAGCCTTGAATCCCACGGGCGCTACGCCGAAGAAGCCGAGCAGGGGCGTCCCACCGTTCGGGTCCGCCTTCACGACATAGCTGCCGCCTCCGTAGTTCGCCAGTTGGGAAACAGCTGCCGAAGAGAATTGCCCGGTCACGTCCAGAGCATTGGCGAACGTCGCCGCCCCGCTTACTCTGGAGATGGAAAGAACAGTGGCGGACGTTCCGTAGGAATACACCTGCCACGTGTCACCGTCCGAACTAACACCCATATCGAATGTGTCGGTTCCGTTTTGCTTGAAAAAGATGGGGGATGGGGTTCCAGTTCCCCCGTTGATGGTGATCGAGTTGGCTCCCGATCCCGCTCCAATCAAAACGGCTCCGGTTAGCGTGGGGGCCGCAGCCCGAACGATGTTCCCGGTGCCCGTCGAGCTTGTATAAGCCCAAGTCGAGCCGTTGGAGGTAATAACCTGGTCGCTCGTACCAACCGTGGTCAAACCTGAGATGGTCACGTTCGGGATCGGGCCGGTGCCGCTCGAAACGATGATCGGCGTGGTCCCGGTAACCGCCGTGATGTCGCCGGTATCCGGAGTGAAGTATTCCCAGCCGGTGGCAGCGCCGTTGATGCGCAGCGCTTGTCCAGCCGTGCCGAAGCCCAGCGTCGAAAGCTCACCGTTGGACGCAGCCTGAACCATCCGGAACGCCGTCCCGGCGAGGGACGTAAGCGTTTGCGTACCGCTCCAGGTAAGGTTGCCCGCGACCGTCCCGGAAAGGGTAGGTGAAGCGGAGCGAACGATATTCCCGGTGCCGGTAGTGGACTGATACCCCCAAACAGTGCCGAGATTAACAACGACCTGCCCCGGCGTGCCGAATCCGGTCAATCCTGCAAGTCCGATAGTACGAGTAGTCGTACCGCTTACGAAAAGCGGAGAGGTCGCGGCGACCGCGAGGATACCGTTGCTCGACCACTCCAGGCCGGTCTCGTCGGACTTTACACGGATAACCTGCCCGGCAAGGCCGAGAAGGCCGTCCTCAAGGCCGATACCCTGAATATCGGTTTCCCAGTCATAGAGATTGATTTGCTGTGCCATTGTTCCCTCTTAGGTTCCCGTAATGTCGGTGACGATGCCGTTTTCCACCGTGATGGAAGTGATGACCGTGAACGGTCCGCCGGAGGCTCCGGCGTTGCCGCCCACGGAGAACGAGTCGGCGTCGATGTTACCGGAGAAGATTCCGGCGGCTCCATTGACCGTACCGGTAAAGGTCGGGCTTGCCGAGCGCACGATGTTTCCGGTGCCGGTGGAGGAGACCCATTCGAGCGCGGTCCCACCGGCGTTCATGAACATCCCCTGTCCGGCGGTTCCGAGCCCGGAGATGCCGGACAAGGAAAGCTCCGGCTCCGTACCCCCGGAGGAAAGGAGGGGCAGGACTGCGGTAACTTCGGAAACGATTCCCATGATTGAACCTCCTTCAAAGAAAAATGCGGGCGTGACGTTCGCGAGAACATTCAAGGTGCCCACAAAAGTGTTGAGCGTCAGACGGACCTCGGTATAGCCGACCACGTTGACCAGATAGTTTCCGGTCGTGATAATCAGGTTCCCGGAAAGCGTTGCCCCCGCCTTGCGCGGAACGAGCAGCGTCCAGGTATTTCCATCGACCGTCCCCTCGACGGTGATATTGCCGGACGTGAAAGTTCCCGCCAAGCTAAAGCCCAGCGTACCGTACCCCAAGGTGGAGTAACTGACGCTGTCCGCCGGGATGTAGTTGACTTGGGTGAATGCTGCGATACCGCTCATGATGTTGCCTTTCGTTAAGTCACCGGATAAATTTCGTACATGGTCAGCTCCTTTGTGGCGCTGGTCCCTGCGTGAGTAATTGCGTTCGTGTTCGCCCACGTGATGTTGCCGTTCGTCGGGCTGACACGGTTGTTCGCGGCGGCGGAGTATGAACCCGTGCCTGCGGTAGCCATCGTGACCGTCCCCGTCGAGTAGTAAGTCGTGGCTCCGGTACGGAACAAGTACACGACGATCTGGTACGACCACGGAGAACCGGTAGCCGCGAATGTGTTGAGTGTGGCGGAAAAAATCTGTGCCGCGCCGACCGTGACCGTATAGTTCGGTCCGGTTGTCGCCGTGATGAATCCCGAGCAGACGATCTTGATATAGTCTCCGTTGTTCCCGAGAGCGCCTGCGCCAAGGGAAGCGCTGCCGTTTCCAAGAGCAACCTGACCGTTTCCTCCAGCCTTGAAAAAGGTCGCGGACGATCCGGCGCGCTGCGAGAGGTACCCGAGGTCACCGAATCCCGCGATCACGTTTCCGGTGCCGTGGACTTCTCCGCCCTGAACGATATTCGACGCGGAAACGTCGCTAAGGCTCGTCAGTCCGCCGACCGTAGCCAGCCCGGAAAGGATAAGGTCTCCGGTGATATTCTGATTGCCGGTCTGGGTCAGATTTCCGACCAGAGTTGCGTTTCCGGTAAGGCTGATCGGACCCGTAAGCCCGAAGGTTCCCGTCAGCGTCAGCGAGAGGTTTCCACTGAGAAGCGAGGCCGGACCATAGAAAGTCCCGGAGGGCCGGTCACCGACCGATCCGATAAAGATGGTGATGCGATCCGCAACCGGAGTAAAGGTTCCGGTATGAGGCCAGGTTCCGGGGGGGACAACGAACACTCCGGCGTTGGACGCTTTCCACTTCGCGAAAGCCGCCGCGTTGGCGGTAGGGTCCGCCGATAGCGTAGCACCCAGCCATTCGGGCCGAGACTCCTGGTTGTACGAGAGGGTGACGGAGGTCCAGCTGGAGAAGAGATTCCAGCCGCCCGCTTCCACGACTCCGTATACAACGAGCGTAGCCGTCCCGTTGGCGTTGAGCGCGGCGGTCTGGTTGAATACCAACGAAGAGCCGAGCATGATCGAGCTGGAGGTACAAACGTCAAGCTGAATCCGGAGGCGCGCACCGATACTCACAGCGTAAGCATCGGCTGCCAAGAGTTCGTCCGTTCTTACTCCGGCCCCGCAGTATCCGAAAGAGGCGGCGCGCACGTCGCCGTTCTCGTCGGGAACGCGAAGCCATCGCCTGCTGGAATCATCGGAGGATTGAACGTACCCGCCATCGGGCGAAGCCGAGGAGGTGGCCAGATAAAACATCCCCTCTCCGCCGTCACCGGACGTATAATACCCCGGAATATAGCAGAAGGAATTCAGCGCGGTGTTCACCGAGGTCAAGGCCGCGAAGTTCGCCGCGAATCCGGTTCCGAAATTGTTGCCACCGTTGATGTTGTCTTGGGTGTAAACCGGAGAATCGAGCGGGGTCGTAACGACCATCTTGTATCCACCGGCTGACAAGTAGATAAGGGCTCGGCCCTCGTCATCCAGCACTGCGGTATTCGACGGGGCCGGATACGGAACGCTCAACGCGGCGTCGGTATAGATGATCTTCGGGGTGGTAGTTCCGGCTTCATACCACTTAACCTTGTACCCTACGGCGGGGACAAGTCCGACTCCGGACTGAGCGGGAGTCAGCCACTGAAACGGGGTTTGCGGTGCGAGGCTCATTCGTCGTCTCCGAAGATCATCGTTCTTAATCCTATCTGCCCCATTTTTCCGGCTTTTCTAGCCAACGGTTTCTCAGCCGCTTTCCCCGCGTTGTAGGCGATCTGAGAGATACCGGGATACCTACGGGCGGCGATTGTAGTCAAGGGGATAACGCCGCCTGCAAGGGCGGCCCACGGGTTTCCAGTAGCCATCCCGGTTCCTAGCGCGGTCATGCCGCCCCCTACCGTAGAGAGTATCTCCGGAAGCGGGGAGTAGTTTTTATTCCCCTTGTCCCCGAAAGCCGCAAGAACGGGAGCCAGCTCCGCCATATCCTTTTTGACTTTGCGGTAGTCCATCTCGTTTGGTTTTCCGGTTACCCGAATATCAATATCATTTTCGACGGCCCGTCTAGCGGCGCGGGATGCGATAGCTTTCGCGTTGGTAACCTTTTCCGCCTGAGGCTTCGTAGTTTGGTCGAGCATCTTGCGGAACTCAATAGCATCAGGAGCGTCCATCCATCCCCCGGCATCCATATGCTTACGAGCAGGAAGGCCAGCCCCTTTTGCCGCTTGGCGAATATTCCCTAGCTCTAGTTGGGCGGCCTTTAGCTCGTCCGGCAAAAGCCCCCTAGACCCCGTAGTACGAGAGTCTATATCGTTCTGCGCGGCCTTCATCGCGCCGCGAACGTTCGTTCTTACACCATCATCCCAGAGCAAGTTTGCGCGCTTTGCGTCCCGAGGAACTTGTACGTCCTTTATCCCCCTACGCTCCGCTTCGGCAAACGCTTTTCTCCCGGTCTTATTTATCGGGATTAACCCTAGCTCAAGGGCCTGCTGATACCCGGCCTCGGTAGGGGGATGAATGCCCCCCTCGATTTTAACCGGCGCGTTCGTAAACAACTCCAGGCTTTTCCGACCAAACGCCTTCGGTAGCTTGGAAAAAAGCGACTTGCCGATCCCCGGAAGAACGGCTCCCAGCGAAGCGTCTACGGCAGCTTCGGGGATAGAGGCTTTCTCACCCCTGCCAACAGCCTGAACCTGGTGCTGCGCTGCTCCTTGAAGCGCGATCCTTAACGGACCCCCCTCCCCTAGTGTCGCCATATCAAAGCCCATTTCCCCGGCTTTGCCGAAAAAACCTTTGGCGGGGTGCTGCTGACGATCCTTGTCGAACTGGTCTACAGCTGGGCTCGGTTCTCCGGTAGCCTTGGATAGGAGCCTAAGCGCGGCCATCGGAATAGAAGCCGCCGCGTAACCGGCACCGCGCAAGAAGTTCGAGGTAGCGGGCGCGGCGTTCTCAAAGCGATCCAAGAAGGAGACCGAAGATCCAGAATCAACCTGTTTGGCTTTGCGTAGTTCGGAGGCTTTGCGCATTTTAGTCCATCTCCGTAGGTTCGCCGTCGATGATCACAATCGTTCCGGGAGGGACCCCTGCCGCGTCCGCTTCCTCTACGGAGTTAAACGTAGGCCACGCCTGCGCGGGCTGAATATCCCCGAGGTTGTACCCGGCGTTGCCTAAATCGGAAAGCTCATTGTTTTTCTTTGAAAGCAACAGGTCGCGCAACTGCAGGGCTTTTTTGTTCAGAACGTCCTGTGTATCCCCCGGCTTGGGGAGAATTTTGTCATACTTCTTTTCGTCCTCAAGCCGGAGAACGCCACCCTCCAAAGCCTTACCGATAATCTGCTTGGTAGCGGCCACATACTGGACGAAAGCCTGAGCATCAGTATCCAAAGGATTTCTGGTTCTGAACCACGCGTTGTACGGACTTAGCCCCTTCGGGACGTTCTTCATCAGCTTGTCGAGCATATCAATACCAGACTGCTGATCCGCAAGGTCTACGACTCTCTGAGAGGGGAGGATTTTCCCTTTCGCCGCTGCATCGGTTTTCGCGGTCGCTGCGATACGAGCGGTATTGGCCGTATGCCACGCGAGAGCGTTGGCGATCTTTTGCTGCGCCTGGGTATCAGAAAGCTGCTGACGCTGAATAAGCTGATCGTCATCGTTCCGGGCCTCCTGCGATGCGTCATAACGATGCTTGAGGTCGCGATCTTCATCTCCCTGATGCTCGGTCTTGAGGTCCTTTCGATAAGCCTCCGCCTGCTCCGGAATTCCGCGTGACGCCAAATCTTGATAAAGCATCCGGTCGTTCTGGGGGCCAAAGTCGGGTTTTTCGACGGGACCAACTCCTTGTTCGGCAGGTTTGCCTTGAGGTACAAGAGACGGGTTTCGTATACCCTGAGGAATATCCTGAGCAGCGCCTCTTTGAATAAAAGCCTGCAAGGCTTCGCGCTTTGCGCCTAACTCGGATAAGCCTCTTTTTTTCTCTGCAAGATCAAACTCTCCGGACATCAAAGTCTGCGCGGCTTGACGAAGCTGCGCCTGCGCCAATAGCTGGGCAACTCGATGCTTTTGGGCATCTCTCATTACGGTGCCGGGTACGTTTTGTTGCCCCTGTTGTCCGACTAGAGAGAAGTCCAGAGCCATTACATCCCTCCTAGTAGGGCGGCGAATACTTTCATCATCTGCGGGTCTTTACCGAGCGCGCCAAGGGCCTGCGTTAAGTACTGCTGCCCCGCGTCCTTGCCGATAGACCCTACCGAGGACTCCAAGGCATTTCCGGCGGTACCGAAAGCCTGCTCATAATTTCCCGCCCTTGCGCCCGCTACGCCGAGGTCGGCGTTGGCGTGGTTCTGTCCCTGCTGGGTAGCCAAATCCGAGAGATTTCCGGCGGCTCCGGATAGGCCCGAAGATAAAGAAAGGCCCCGACTAAAATCTTGATTCTTCAACGTGTTGTTTTGGTCGAAAGCCTGATTCTGAGCATTGAACCCGAAGTCGCGGTCGTTCTCGAACTGCCCGCGCTGGCGGTTGTACAGTTCGTCGGAGCGGTTCGCGAAAAGGTCCGACCCATATTTCTGAAGGTCCTGTGCGGTTTTTCCCGAGAACAAAGTCCCCTGCGAGGACGCTCCGCCTTCGATGGCGTTTCTTCCGCTCTTGAGCTGGGACTGATACTCGGGATCATCGAACACGGACTGGGAGTTCCAGTTGAACTGTCCGGGCTGGTAAGCCTGCTGCTGCGGCTGGGAAAAATCTCCCGCTTGGTTTCTCTGCGAAAGGGTTTGCGAGTTCTGCAAAGCCTGATCATAGATCGGCTGCTGATACCCTTGGGCCTGCTGAAAGCCTTGGTCCATCTTGCCTTCGGCACTTCTGATGCCACGACGGCGAATATTCGTGGCCTTGTTCCCGCCGAGAATACTCAGTCCGCCCGAAGCGATGGGCGCGGCCATATCCAAGAGTCCCATACGTTCTCCTTTATTCTGCGGCCTGGCCGGTGATAACGACTTCGTTCAACGAGCTGAAGCTGGGCAGCATAACGGTGGAGCTATCCACCACTGCGGGCAACAGGGTTCCGTCCACTCTCACGAGAAAGGTCCACGGCGCGAACGACTTGAAGGGAAGCTCGAACGAGCCGCCCGACGATACGATGGGCGTGCTCGGAACGATGGGGCGGATAACGATGCTGACGAACCAGCAGCGACCCTGACGCAAGTATCCCGCCGATACTGACGCATTGCTCACGTTGGAGATCACCGGGGTGTACGATTGAATGCGAGGATAGATATCCTCGTGAACCAGCTTCAAATACGACTTCGTATCCTGCTGGGACTTGATGCCGTCGGGTGACGGAGGTCTGACTCTGGTAGGGTTCGTCATATTATCAGCCTCCTTCACTCCGCGTTCAGTCTCAAACTACGCCAAGAAACGTAACAATCGGCAACAATGGCCAACCAGAAAACGAAACCATATGCGGAGCCGAGACCGGTCCAGCGAACGCGCGTCTCGTAAGTAGAGTTGCCGGCAGTCTTCTGCCAGAGTTCTTCGTCCCACGTCATTCCCCGGTCGCGCGAGGTGCGCAGCATAACCTCGGGATCGGCGTAGGGCGGGTAGAGGGCATCGTGCGCTATGGCCATCGCCTTGTCCAGGTTTTCCAAGAAAGGAAGGGTCTGGGTCATCGGGTTCGGAGAGTCATCCGAATAGTCGCCCGGGAAGTTCGCGAGCATCCACGTGAGGAAGTCGTTGAGCTGCGCGATAAACGCCGCAGTATTCATCGCCGGGTTCGGGAACGGGTTGAAGGTCGGATTCATCTCCGCTACGAACAGGCGCAGGTTTTCCCGGAAGTCGGGCGTCTCGGTCGCGGGGTTCGGGCTGGTAAAGGACCACGCCGACTGCTGCTGGTTCGGGCTCGAAATCCCGACCTGCCCAAAAAGCTCCAGCGAGGCGAGGTAGGTCATCCAGTCCCCCTCGTCGGGGAATACGGAGGTAACTCTTTCCCGGCGGATCGGAGCCCCGGCATCCGAGTAAACCTGATCCGAAATCTCCCATACATCGCCGTTTTGGGCCGAAAGCGCGAGGATAAGCCCCTGATGGAATTCCACCGCGATGTACGGCATCTGGTTCAGAACGCCGGTAAGCCGGTCGCGGATAGCCTGCTCGTGCCAAAGCTGCGTAGAGCGGTCCCAGGCAATGCTGGTATTCCCGTTCGGGAACGTCAGCACATAGAAAGGGTGGCCGAGGGTCTGGTACGCTATTCCCACCGCGTCGGACTTGTCGGAAAGCGCGGCGATCTGCCGCTCCAAAGCGTGGTCGCTAATTCTCTGAGGAGTTCCCCCCTCGGTATGACGGTAGACTACCCCGCCGCCGTCCGGGTTTGCGCCAAGCCAATGGACGGATTTCTCAAAAACAACCACTGAGTGAGGAGCCTGACATCCGATCTGATCCCCCCGGATGATAGGGGTATACGGGAAGAGGTCGTAGCCTTCGTCCTTCCAGACTTCAAATGAAGAAGTACCGAACAGATAGATCAGGTTCCCGGTGGAAGCGAGCGCAACCAGGTTGTCCGGGAATGACTCCGCCGTCAAAAAGTTTGTACCGGGCCACGAGTAAAAATCGTAGAGGTCCGAGAACTGTGCTTGTCCGGTCCCCGGCTTGATAGCGACCGCGCGACCCGCGCAGAAAACCGCTTGGGAAAGCCCCCCTACGAATCCGTGATCCGCTTCCGTAAGGAGGGTGAATACGTTGGTCTGAATATCCAGAACGTACCCGTGAGCGTCATCCACAATCAGTAGTTGGCCCGAGCCGTCCGGGGGAAGGTTGCCGACCATGGCCACCTTACCTTGGGTTGTCATCAACGCTCCGCGAACGACCGAGGACCCGTCAGGTAGTATCTCCTGAAGGTAGGCCCCACGGACACCGAATAGCCTTCCGCCGAGCGAGAGGAGGTTTCTGCCCCCTCCATTGATCGCGAACCGCCATTTAAGCGTAGTACCGGGGCGAGGCTTGAGGGTAAGGGTCTTGCCGGTTTTTTCGGGATACCAGTTCAAGGTCCGTTGAGGATCGTCCTGCGGACGCTTTGACTGAGCCCCGACGATGGGCATATCTACCGTTTTGATCACGGGTTCTGCCTCGTCTGCAAAATGGTCCACGGATAAACGATGGGAGCCTGTTCGGAGCCCCAGCTGGTTTGCGAGTTGACTTGAGCCCCGATAGACGCCATTGCGTCACGGTTGGCGTCTTTTAGCTCTTGGGTGAGGAGGCGGTTCTTTCGGGCCAGCCGATAGGCGAGTAGCATCACCAGCGCGTTGGTATACCCTGAGGGGACTTGCGCCACCGCGAAAGGGTTTACCGCCGGGGACCCAACCGTGTCGACCCACCTAAGTTTGGCGGTGACGTTGATCGGCCACGCCTGCGTAGGGTTCGGGTACAGGTAAAACTCGGACTGGGGCCACCGCTCGTTGATCGAGTAATTGTAGGGCTGGCCGCCGTTCTCCGGGTTGGAGATGTCGCCCTTGTAGGTCGCGAAGGGGACAAAGGAAAGCCGTTGGTTGGTCGGGTTGGGGGACGGAGAAACGGTGATGGTTACCGCCTCGATGCTCTCCGGGCGAAGCGGGAAAGCCGCCGTCTCGGTACCGGTCCCAAGGAAATACTTGGTCTGGCTCGCAACGGTCAAAAACGTAAAGTCGTGAGTAAAGGCCGGAAGGGCCAAGCCTTCCCCGTCGAGGTAGTCCAGCAACCGCATAAGCTGATCGCTGGCCTCCTCGTACAAGGACGCAGTGACGATTTGCCCGCGACCTAGGACGCCGGATTCCTTGAGCGCATCGCGCTCTATGGCTTCCCACGTCCAGGCCACTGGGACTAACCTTCGAGGTTCTGGATTTCCAGCAGAAGCTCGCCCGCACCGGCCGTGAAGACCGTGCCGCCCGAAGCCACCTCGATGGAGATGGTATCCGTGGCGGAGCCTTCGTTGAGCGCGGTAATGGCGGTCGCTTGGGTCACCTTGCCGAGAGGGGTCGTATCCGCCAGCAGAAGCGTCAAGACGCCGCCGGTGACGTTGGTCGAGCCGATCTCAAGGTTGATGACTTGCGATGCGCTGGCACCCGTTCCCAGGGTCGTGACGTGGAACGCCAACGACAGCAGCTTGAAACGATACCCGGGGGTATAGTTCGTCAGAAGGTCGGCGGCGGCCGTGGTCATCGAGGCCAACTGGATCGCGAACGGGATGGTCGTGATCGCGGCGGTGGCCCGGACATCGATGTTGTCCGGGACCAGAGCCTTGGTATCGCTCTCGGGCGAGTATTCGAGGGGCATGTTGTTTCTCCTGTTTTCTGTCGGTTAATCGACGCGGGCGGTGAAGGCGCGCCACTGGTGGCGCCACTGGAGGTTCAAGGCGGCCCCGAGGAAGTCGGAGCGACCCTGGTTCTGACGGTTCGTGATGTCGCCCGCGAAAGCCGACTGGACCGGAAGGCCGTCATAGAAGGCCGTCGAGTTGATGGCTCCGCCGATCAGGTCCTCCTGCTCCACGCCGATCAGCGCCGAGGAGTTCTTCTTCATGAAGAGCATCTGGCGGTAGGTCGCGGAAGCCGCGCCCTCGATTCCCACGTAGTCCGTGGTCGGCAGGGCCGAGATGGTCTGCGACTTCGGGTTTTCGGGGCCGACGATGGGCGGGAAGATCGAGATGGTGCCGACGCCCGAGCCCGAGAGCTGGACCGTCTCCGTCACCCGGAAGGTACGAAGCTGGCCGACCGTCTGCTTGGTCTGGGGCTGGACCGCGAACTTGCCCGGGAAGTAGATCAGGGAGTTCTCCGTGATCACGCCGTTGGCCGTACCGCCGGAAACCGTGATGGAGGTCGCGCCGGAAGCGGGGGCCGCCGAAAGGGCCATGCCCGCCGCGCCGGTACCGACCGCCGAACCGTTGGAGTGGTACGGGATCTGCGTGGACTCGAACATCTGGAAGCCCGCCGCCTGATTCACGACGCCCTTGAGGTACGCGGTCGAGGAGTCGGAGGTCGGGTTGAACTTGCCCGCGAGGTCACCGGAGACCTGCGCCATGTCGTCCGGCTGCATTCCGCAGTACAGGTAACCCTTGGCGAGCTGGTTGGTAAGCGCGGCGCGCGCGGTACCGAAGTCGGTGGCCGTCTTGACCGCCGTTCCGGCCGTGCCGATGAAGTTGGGGCAGGTCATCAGCTGCGTGTACGCGATTTCCGCGATCTGCGCGGCCATCGTTTCCACGCGGGGCATGATCACGGTCTTCTTGACCCAATCCTTGCCGCCGAGGACAAGAGCCTCGAAAATGGTCTGCAGGTTCTGGCCGGTGGTCCAGTTGAGGACCGTCACCGAGATTTCCGACTGCACCACGGGATCGACCCGCAGCTGGGTCTGCTGCACGGGCATCAGGGGCTGGTCGTTGATCTTCACGTTGACGGTGGTACCGCTCTGGAAGGTCTTGTTCGAGAACGTCTTGGAGATGTTCTTGTCCATGATCTTGGTGATCGGGTCCAGGTCCGCGATGAGCGCGTCCACCTGGGTTTCCGACACCAAACGGCTGACTACGCCGACCTGTTCATTTGAGAGTGCCATTTAAGTTGCTCCTGTTTTTGGCTGGGTTTCAATCAGCCGTGGTAGAACTTGAACACCTCGTCCCGGTTGCGGGACGGAGCGGATGAGGAAGTGGAATTGAACGGACCGGTGCGCGGAATGCCCGCGAACGGACGCTCCGAATCTTCCTTGCGAGCCCTCAAGGCCCCACGGATGGTACCCAGAAGCTCGATGACGCCTTCAGCGCCGTCTTCTTCCCAGGCATCGTTGAGTTCGTCGGCCAGCTTGGGATTCTTGGCGACGTGATGGGCCAGCTCGGGTCCGTTCTTGCGGCCCATGATCACCATCTTCACGCCGTCTTCCAGAGCCGCCTCGGTCTTGGCCAGGTCGTCATCGAAAGTCGGGTTGGCCTTCTTGTATTCGCGGGCCGCCTTGTTGTAGTTCTTCAGCATCGACTCGGCGGCCTGCTCCCGGGATTGCCGGGACTGGGTTTCGCGCTGAGCCTGCGCCTCGGAGACCTTCTCCTGATGGCGACGGTACTTGTAGGAGTCCTCGTGGTAGCGGTCCCATTCGGATTCGCCGCCCTTGTCGAAGTCGTAGTCCGAAAGCCGGGGCTTGACGGGATCGTTCGAGTTGCGCTCCGGAGCCTTGGGCTTGGGGAGGCGGGATTCGAGTTGTTGGAAACGCTGATCGTATTCGCCCAGCTTTCCGGAGGTCTGGTTCAGCCGCGCTTCGAGGGCGGTATACTTTTCAAGGGGAACGAACTGGCCTTGCGAGCCCTGTGATCCTTGCTGGCCCTGGCCGCCCGAGCCGCCCGAACCCCCTTCTCCACCACCACCGCCTTCACCCCCTTCGGGGGACCGCTTGATGTTGTTGAATCTGTTCCAGTTCATATCGAACTCCTTGTCTGTGGTTAAATCAACCCGGTTTGGGCTGAAGGGTAAACGGAAAAAAACGGAAATATTGCGTCATACTTGGTCTCTCCCGGTAAAAGCCCCGGGGAAAGCCTTCTCAATCTGCCTCATCGTCCGATCACTGGTCGACTTCCCGGCCAGTACGTTGTGAAGAGTCTTGTCCGACCTGCCGATCATCGCTGCCGCCTCCTTGATTCCAAGGTCGCGGTCGTTAATTTCTCTCCGAAGAGATGTCGACAGGTCGATACTCACTGCCCGGCTCCAATAGCTCCGTTCGGCTGGAGGATGGAGTTGGGCGTTTGCTTCATCCCATCCACCTTCTCCCTTTGGGTCTCGGCATTGAACGCCGCCACCGTTGCCGCATCGGCGTTCTTGGCGACATCCGCGTGGATGGTCAAGATGGCCTCGTCGTGACGGTTCTTCTCCTTCTCGACTTCCAGCGCGGTCTTGTCCTGCCACTTCTTCAGCTCTTCCTGGAGTTGCCCGATCATCTGTTGAGCCTGCTGCATCTCCGGATTCTGCGTCTGTGCTTTAAGGAAGTCCGAGATTTCCTTCGCGTATCGTCCGGGCTGCGCCGCGACAATGGCCGCAAGGATACGGGGATCGCGGGCGAGCGCGGGACCGATGGCCGGGTTCTCCGCCATCTTCTGAAGCATCTCCGCTTCCTCCATACGCGCGGTCTCGGCCATCGGGCCGACTTCAATCGCCAACTGATACTCTTCGTCGGCATCGAAAGTGACGCCGGGTGATCCATCCTCCTCTTCTTGGTTCAACCAGCGAACCACTGCCTTATCGTCCCGGTCCACAAAGGCCATCTGCTGAGGCTCGGTGAGGTACTTGGGGATAAGGTCCAGCGTCACGCGGCCCATCTGCTCAATGGCCTCATTCTGGTTGAACACGTAGTGGAAGTTGGAGGTCCTTCCCTGACGGTTCAACTCCTTCAGCGCCACGCCGCTCTGCTCGTTCTCGTTCTGACCTAGGAACGCATCGAAGATGCCCAGGATCTGCTTGATCTTGGTTTCCTGAACCTGCTGGAACTGGATAAGGGTAGGATCAATCTGATAAGGCTGAACCTCTTGCGGAGGCGGCAGCTCTTTTCCCGAAGCATCCCTGGCCTTGTACCGAACGACGTTCCCGCCGAACTGCGATGACTGTTGCAGGTCTCCGTTCTGCTTGATACTCAACGATTCATCCGCCACGATCCACTTGGAGTACGGAGATGAACCCAAGCGGAGCATGATAATGTTGTCGATGATGGTGTAAACCTTCTGCGGGTACTCCGCAAACTCGGTCATCGACTGGAAGTGAATTTTTTCATCCTTGGAAACCTTGGGTCCGGTCCAAGCGATAAAGGGCGCGTACTCGCCCAGCCAGACTTCTTCATCCAGCAGCTTGCCTTCCTTGTCGAACTTTCTCCAGACCCACTCGTACTCCGTCACAGGCCTGTACGCGGGCTGTCCGTCACGTCCGATCACGACGTTCTGAGGCACTTCCTCCTCTTCGCCCAAGGTCATAGAGCCGCCGCCGGATAGCTTGTACTGCTTCCTGAGACTCTTTACTTCTCGGACCCAGTGCTGCCAGACTTCCTTGCGCTCGCCGGGATTCCAGAAGTCGTCCGGCTCCTCACCGGTTTCCGTCTGCCAGTCCTCACGCGAAACTTTTTTCAGGTACAGCCACTCGTTGGCGGAGGAGAACGTGCAATTTCCAATGCCGGCAGGATCGGGGAACACGTTGTAGGTGTCCTCCACGTCCTCGAAGATGATGGTTTTTCCAAACCCCCGCTTGCCCGCGTAGTCCACGCGCACCGCAGTATAAGCGATGCCCGCACCCAGTTGTTTCCTGCGGGCCTGGTTGTAAACCTGGGATGCGTTCCCGTGCCGTTGCAGTCCCCTTAGAACTTGCTCACGAGCACGCGCCATCTCTGCGGTAGCTCCTCCACCGTTCGGCGTGACCTTTGCATAGAAATCGTTTTGCAGCTGCTCGTTCGCGATCTGGTTCAGGTACGCCAGAAGCAGGTTGTCGATAACCGGAGTTACCAGCCCGTACTGCGCCGCCTCTCCGTTCGGGAATTGCTCACCGAGGAATACGAACGCTGCCCGTTGCTTGGCCCGCTCATAGATGGGGTCCCAGAATGCGGTAAACCTGCCCTTCCTCTCCAAGAAGTTTTGGCTGGCCTTTGCGTCACGGTCCGCCTTCTCGCTTTCGTCGGTCACCTTGTCGGCCATAGGGGACTCGCTCAAGTATGTCGACAGGTCGATGTCTTCCGCGCCGTTCATTTGGCTACCCCGGAATCCAGCTCAAGCAGATACCACTTGTCCAGTACAAGCATCCAGGTTTCCCCCGTTGTCGGGTTGAATTTGTATACCGTACCGTTAGGGCCAAAGATGATTTCAAAATGCCTGGCGTTGTCGGGTTTATATACGATGGGATTCTCGTTCACACGAACCTCACTCTCTGTTGGAACTGAGCCAAGCCCGAGGGCTCATCCTCGTTGAAATCTTCCTGCCCCCGCGTGGCGATACCGGCATACGCGATACGCAACGCATCGGAGGCGTCCTTGTACTTCTCGGACTCCTTTTCGGAATCCTCCTCCAGCCGGTGGTTGACCAGCGAGGCGATCAAGTTTTTACACGACGGGTCCACGCTGAATGACGGCTCGTTGAGCGGGCCTCTGCTAGCACGAAGGTCAAAGAGCATATCCGAGTGGATGGCTTCCCGTTGCACGTCGATAATTCTTTCAGCGGGCATCTGGAACAACAGTCCACCATTCTCCCGCTTCGCGAACTGCGCCACCACTCCCTCGGTGCTAGTCGACCAGTTACTGCCGCCAGCTCCCTTTGCAAAGCGCGTGTCGATGAAGCGAGCCTTAACGCCAACTCCATACGCGGCGCCATCCTTCATCTGAATCTCGCGGGCCATATCCGCAAGGGAATCCGTGTACAACATCTTGTGCCGCAACTCGTGGTAAGGTCCGCCCAAGTCCTCTTGTGTAGGCCACTCAGCGTACACATGCTTGTGGAAGTCCTCGGGCCAACGTCCTCTCCGGTTCTTTGGCAACACGGCCACCCAGAGGCAGAACGGATAGTATTTCGAGTGCGGGTCCATCCCCATATAGCAGGTTGCCTGGTCCCGGATAACGCCCATCGGAATCTCTTGGATCAAATGCTCACGGTGGAACGCGGACCAGATTCTGCGCCCCGCTCCCTTGGGCCTACCCAACCACTTCTGCTCGTACAGTACCGGGTCTCGCGCTTTGTCCTGCTCCATCTCCTGACGTAGCACCTCGGGGAACCAAGGGTTGTCCACATAGTTGACTTGCACAACCATCGCGCCGTAGGGAGGAGAGACAACGAACATCTGGTAGGTCGGGTCATCCTCGAATTGCGGATTGAACGTCACCCAAATCTCGGAGCCCTCCTTGCGGATGGTCGGCGTCAGCTCCTTCCAAGACTCGGCAGATACCTTCTCGGCCTCTTCCACCCAACAGATCGTCACGCCTTCCATCGACTTGATACGATTGACGTTGCGGAACAAGCCCTCGAAAATGAATTCACTCCCCGTACTCAAGCACCGGATGCTTCTCTCTTGAACCTCAAAATCACTACCCATCCCCATCAACTCTATCTGGTCCTTCAACAGTCGGTGGCTTGACTCCTTGATGGAAGATTGAATCTCGCGGCAGCAAAGGATCAGGTGGCGCTCGGTACTGGCTTTGATCAGCAAGGCTTTCGCCACGCTCCAGCTCTTTGCGCTACCTCGACCACCGTGCGCAACCTTGTATCGAGCGGGTTGGAAAAGGAAATTGAGCTTGCGGGGGAACTGTACATTAGGCACTATCGCCCCCCTCTTAGCCGTAACGCCCTTAAGGAATCAAGCAGCGCCGGAAGCTGAGACTGCTCTTCGTGTAGCCTCTTAGCGTAAGCGGTAGCATGCTCCGGAGTATCGAACATCCCTAAGTGTCTACCGGTTTTTCTATAAAGGCTGATAGCCTCCTGCGGAGATAGAAGTGTCCCACTGTCGCTTACCGTAGGTATAAGTACCTCTCCACTATCGTCGCCAAATGACATAGACCTTACCGTACTGAAACCGTTCCCATTTCTAACTACCGGGCGTGTCTGTAGATTGATATTCCCTTTTACCCTAGGGGCTAGGCTATCGTAGTCCATCATTCCCATACACGACCTCTTTGTTGGTTAGGCACGTAACCCCCCGGTTACCGTACCATCTACGTTACGGATAGTCTCGAACGGTTCCTGCTCCTCTTCATCGGACAGCGAGGCGGGAGACAATCCCCAAACCTCGGGAGGTACGAACAACCAGAGCGGGAGGGGAGACAGGCCTGCCTACGGGGCGCCAGAGGTCGCCAGCCCGCCACGCCTCGGTAACTCGCACGATACGGTAACCCGCCGGGTAGCTCCTCGGTTACGGTAACCCGCATGATACCCCTAGGCTGGCGCAATTTATTTCTCCAAGCCCGGGTTTTCTGAGCCAGACGTATCGTGCACGCTACGCAACCCGGCGGTTACGGTAGCGTGCAGGTTACCCTTACCGTCTCCCGGTCCGTCCACAAACTCAATCTTTAGCACGTTGTCCGTGCGAATCGGACCCCCGTTAAGTCCCGTGGTTTCAACGTGTTGCGGGTTGCGGTAGGGATTGGCGCTGCGGCGCGTGAGGTTCACGAGTTGCACGAGGGCTCCGGCGGTCCTATCGTACAGGCGTCCCTCGGCGTAGGCAAGGATCACGCCCCGTCCGTCTTTTACAATGTCGGAGAATTTGCATTCGGGCGTGTCGTATTTGCCGGACTCGTATTCGTAAAGCGTGTCTGCGTGGACACTTAGGTAGGCTGCGAGGCCGTAGAACCCGGGGGGCTTTAGCTTTGCTTCGCAGTCTTGGAAGTAGTCTGCGATTTTAGCGGCGAGGAGGGCGGGATCTTTGAAAGCCTTGGGTTGCCCTGGGCGTACTTTGTCGGTTACGGGTATCGCGGGTGTTACTGCCTCGTTCACGGCTCCTCCTCTTGCTCTTGGTCTGCTACGTGAGCATCCCTTGAGGCGGCGTGGGCGTTGAGTTTGATAATCTCAAGGGCTCCAATGACCTCGCAGAGCGTGAGCCCTTGCCCCGAATATTTGGCGAGGACGTTTTCCACGTCGCTCATAAACACGCTGGTAAGAGGTTCGCCGTCCATCTAGATTCTCTTTGATTTCACGGTAACCTCAAGGTTACGGGGTTGTCTGTAGGGAATATAATCTCGTTGTGTTGCGCTTGGTATCGTTTTATTAAAGTGTTGCACAAGCAACAAATTGTATTTGGCGGGGTAACCTGTGGGTTACGTTGCACGAGCAACGGTTTATTTTACCTTCCCGATTATGAGCACCAAATATCTTACCCTCGGGGAATTCGCAAAGGTCAAGGGAGAACACCGCCAGCAGGTCCAGCGTTGGGTCAAGGCGGGGCGGGTTTTCCCCCGTCCTAGGGTTGGGAGGAGCCCAACGGGGCGGGTTGCCCTCTTATTCCAAGAGGATAGCGCAATTTTGCCCCGTTTAAAACAGGGTAAAAAGGCCAATTAGTTGAAACATATGTAAAGAATATAGCCAAAACAGCTGAATTTACGTTTTGCCTCAAATATCGGTAGACGGGAACTAGGATACCTCTTAGTTTAGAGAAGTCGGCCCGGGTACGGTTGACACCTCCCCTTGGTTTTAAGGGGAACAAAGGAGATTCCAAATGCGCGTTATTGACCTCAATATCTACGAATTGCGGCGGGTTGTTCGCCGGAACAAGCTACTTGCCCCCGGGCAGGGCTCCCCTACCAAAGACGAATGCCTTGCCCTCCTCTCCAAAGCGGGGGTTACCGAGGTTCAGGACGAGCAGGCCAAAGCCCCCGAAACCCCGTTTGAGGGCGTCCCGGGAGGAGCGCAGACGGCCCGTACAGCTCTTGAAAGCCTCCTCAAAGGGGCCGAATTCGGGGAATCCCTCGCCAATCGCTTGGGGGACTTGGAAAACGCCTTTGGAGCCTCCAAGGCCCGGGTTGAGGCTGCTATTGATAGCGCTGCCCGGGAGTTGGAAAAAAAGTTGGGCGTTGCCCGTAGGGTTGAATACGTCCCCGCCCCCGACAAAGCCCCCAAGGACTTGGGAGCCCAACACGAGGCTTTCCCTACCCTCCTCAAGACCCTTGCTGCGGGCCTGCACGCCTTTATCGTTGGCCCCGCAGGGTCCGGTAAAACCTACGGTGCCGAGACGGCAGCCAAAGCCTTGGACCTCCCCTTTTACCCTCAATCCTTTGGCCCTCAAACAACGGCCACGGCCTTGTTCGGCTATCAAGACGCCAACGGGAACTATGTCCGCACAATCTTTCGGGAAGCTTTTGAGCACGGGGGCGTCTACCTCTTGGACGAGGGTGACCGTGCCTCCTCGCACGTTATCACGGGGCTCAATGCGGCCCTCGCCAACGGTTTCTGCTCCTTTCCGGACGGGGTAATCAAGCGGCACGCCTCGTTCCGTTGCGTCCTCGCCGGGAATACTTGGGGCAACGGGGCAACCCGCGAATACGTTGGGGCGCAGCAGTTGGACGCCTCCACCCTCTCCCGCTTTGTCTTTATCGCTTGGGGATACGACGAAGCATTGGAGCGCAGTATTGTTCCGGACACGGCTTGGGTCAAGCGGGTACAAGCTATTCGCGCCTCGGTCCTCGCCTTGGGCGTCCGGATGATCGTCTGCCCCCGCACATCCGCGCACGGGGCTCGCCTTATCGCAGCCGGGTTTACCCGGGAGGAGGCCGAGGATATGACGATCTGGCGGGGTGCCGATTCCGCAACCCGGGCCAAAGTCTTGGGAGGTGTCAAGTGAACTACTCAAGCCACGATATGGAGGCGCAGCCCCGGGAGGGCGTCAAGGGTTGGATTATGGAGGGCGGCATTGAAGAGGTCCTGCGCGCCTCCTCGCACGCCAACGTCCGTAAATCCGACTCCTCCCAAAAAGCGGGGGACGGCAGCTTTCAGGCTTGCAAGTCCTTTGAGGCGGCAGACAACCTCGCCCGTTACGGTTGGACCGAGGGCCGCACGTCCATAGAGGCGGTTGTCACCAGCGTTGGCCTTGGGAGTTACGCAAGGGTCCAAGAGTTTGTCCCGGACGTTTCCGGGGCGGTTGTGGACGTTGCAGCGGCTATCGCGGGGGTTCCGGAATCAATGCTGGAATTCGTTGAGGTAGACAAGCGGGGAGCGGGTAAGTTGATCCGCCTCGTTGTCAACTGCGTGGCGCACGCGGGGATTCACGCGGATACCCTCAAGCGCAGGGGCGCAGCGGTCCTCGCCTTGGTAGACGCCTTGGAATCTGCGGGCCTCGTTGCCGAGGTTGACATTGTTTTCTTTGAGCACTCAACGGGCGACCACGTGACGGTTGTTCACGTCAAACGGGCCGGGGAAACCTTTGATCCGGACCGCCTCGCCTATGCCGTTGCGCACCCCGACTTTTTCCGGCGGCATATCTTTGCGACTTGGGAGCGGCAGGCCCCGCAAGTCCGCAAAGAGCTGGGCGTAGAGGGGGGTTCCTACGGTTACCCCAAGGACGCCGAGGACGTAGGGTTTGAAATCGCAGAGGGCGATATCTACCTGCCCCGGGTACAGGACAACGGGGGCGATTGGGCCAACGAAAAGACGGTTAAGGCTTGGGTCCTCCAACAGCTCGCAGAGCAGGGCGTGGAGGCCGAGGCGGTCTGAGCGGGGGAGCGGGGCACTCCTTGCCCCGTCCCTTACCTACCGGGGAATCCAGCGGTGCTCAATCTGGATTCACAACTTTTAAAAACTCTAGGACAAGGAGACAAGGAAATGGAAAACGCAACAGCAACGCAGAGCAGGTCCAAGGTCGGCACGATAAAGGCCCTTTGGAAACTTGCGGTCATCGCTTTTACCTCAAACCGCTATACAATTTTTGCGCTCTCCGAAGGCAACGAGGATACCGACATCGTGTTCTCCTATCGGGGCCTAAAGGATAAAATTCCCCTTGAGTATCTAAAGGGTGCCGTAAAGCAACTGGAAGATGCAGCCAACAGAATCAAACTCTCCCAAGAGATTGAGCAGATGACAGGAGCGAAGTAATGCAAACCCACGATATTGTTCGGCAGATCCTTATGAATGAGCTGGGGTTTACCCGCGACGAGGTACGCGCCGAGATGAGAAAAATTATTGAGGCGGAAACGCCTAAAATCGTCGCAGCCCTTTTCGAGAAAGGCGGTATCCAGGTAATGGTAAAAGCCGAATTCGACCGCCTCCTGAAATCCGGATATTACGGCCCCAACGGAATAGAGAAGATTGTACGGGAGGAGGCAGCGAAACTCGCGGGGGACTTTATGGCTAGTCACTTTAAGATTGTTCCGCTAGCGGACAAGGTAGGCACAAGATGATCGCGCTCAATATCGGTGCAATAATCGTTGGCTCTATCTCGTTGGGCTCCTGCCTTACGTTCGCATACTGCTCGTATAGCGAGGGATGGCCGTGGAAAAAATCCCTCCTCATCGGGCTTTGCAACGCGCCCTTTATCGCTTTGAATGTAGCGTTTCTTTTGGGGAGGCTCTAATGCCGTATAAACTCAAGATGCGTGGGCCTGAAGGCCCGCTCTTCTATGACGGGGAGGCCCGGGACTTCAACGAGACGGGGACCGCTGTACCGACTTGGGAAGAAGCCCGGGCCGCTGCCGACCACGTGAATATTCTCGCGAGCGAATCAGGATCTGACCTTCCCCCGCTCGAAATCGTGCCCGTACCGTGGACGGGGGTACTCAGATGAAACCCAAAGAGATAATCGTGAAGATTCAGGTGCCGTTGGCAACGAATATGAAAGAGGCCCCGGCACTCGTTTACGACGAGACGCGGGCAGTAACATCTACGTTACCGGTAACCGAGGAGTTACTGCAGATAATGGAAGGAGACCTCAAGGCTTTTTTTCACGCCGAGGTTGAGGAAGGCGAAGAAGAGGACACAATAACAATCGGGGACCGTGCGCCCTGGCAGGAGTGGTAATGAAAAAGCAAGACCAGATGAACGAAAAATCCGTCCTCCTTTTGATCGAGGGCGTGAAGCAGAATATCCGCGAGCAGCGGGAGTTCTTGTTGGTTCTCCCGGAAATCGAAGCCTGTCCGTCCCCGTTCGAGGTTCCGAATATCCCGGGCGTCAAGGGTGCGATGATCGCAAGCCACGCAGCTACGTGTATCGTGGCGGACGTTCCCAGCATCTATGTGGCGGCAGACGCGTGGTTTCGGAGCGTTGACGAGGAGCAGGCCAAAAAGGAACAATCCGAAAATGGAGAATGCATCCGGCCTTCTGACCTTCCTCTGGATGATCGGCAATCGGCCATCTTCATCTTTCACTTCGATATCGCGACCAAGAAGGCAACGGGGCGACTGTACTCCTACAAGACCGGTAACGGTCCCGATACCCTTGAGCGGATGGATATGGACAGCGATGACGCGCAAGGGATGATTATCGACGCCCTGCGCGAAGGGGTTGAGATGGGCCACAAGGTCCGGGACTTGGTAAAGGGGGCGAAATGACTACCCGGCAGAAAGTCTGCGAGACGGACGAGGAGCAGTGCGTGCCGGTTGAACCGGATTCCGAATATACGCTCTGTACCGTTTGTCTCGCGGTACTTACCGAGAGCGAGCGGGCCGAATACTTGACGGAGGACGCCAAGCGGCAGCTGCAGGAAGAGCTGGAACAAGAGCAGCAGGAGTGGGATGATTTCGAGCGCGAACACGGGCCGGGGATGATTTGAAATGCTCATAAAGAACGTATCCCGGGGTCAGCTAGTCTACGTCAAGGGGCGCGGTGTTTGCGTCGTCGCGGACCACAAGGAATGCGATAGCATCTTTGACGGTAGACGCAACCTGATAAGCCTCAACCCGGGAGGCGGGGCCGATAGATTTCGTGCGGGCGACTATTCCGGAGAGCGCGGTTTTATCCCGTTCGCTGGAACGGACTTTGTGGGATATTATAGATGGTACTCCCCTACGGAGGAGGTAGAGCGGTACGCAACGCCTACGGAAGTGGTAACCGTCTCGTTACTGCTTATAGAGAAGGGAATAGACCCGGCAGAGCTGGGTATCCCGGAAACCGAAGCAGTAAAGTATGCTGCGCGGTGGTGGAAAAAAATCGAAAAGGAGCACAAAAATGTTTGAAGATGACAACAACGACGAAGAGCCGAAGCTGCCCGGGTTTTTCGCAGGAATGCTCCAGATCGGCGGCGGGGGATGGGAGGCCGACAAGACGCGGTCCATCATCTGCTACAACGGGGAGCATTACGTCCTGCTCGCCAAGGACAACAAGGGGGCCGGGGTAATCGTAATGCCCCGCGCCGAGTACGCGCAGCGCAAGGCGGTCTCTCTGGTTTTTATCCCGGCGGAGTTTATCGCTGACGCCTATCCCGCAGTCAAATACTCGTGCGGCGACTTCCACAACGTCTCGTTCACCAGCTTCGGGTGCGCGGCGCGGGAGGACTTGGATACCGTACAAGCAGATCTGGATATCCGGCTTCATCGTCAGGGCTACAAGCACGGTACCGACGAGAACGCCAATGCCATCGAAGCGTTCCGGAAAACCAAGTACGAATATCCGGACCTCGGGCAGCGCGGGATGGATTTCCTGGATCTGGACGAACGGTTCACCGCCGTTACGGGGGTCATCGAGGCGATGGACCAAGGCTCGGACTTCGAGGACGCGGCTGCCACCGCCCACAAGAATCAGGAGCGGAAGGAAAAGCTGACGTTCAAGCGCAGGCTGAATAAGCTCCGCGAGAACGGGGAGGATATCGACCATATCCCCGAGGAGATGCAGCAGGAGTTGGACGAGCTGGAAGATGACGGACCGCAAGACGACAGGGGGATGAATTGAGCAAGCAAGAACTAGATATGCAGGCCGACGTGGAGGGGCGTATCGCCCAAATCTGGCGCGACCAGGATGGGGGCGAAGGGGGCGAAGGCTCCGGCGATGCCCAGGATGGGGAGGGCGAAGGTTCCCCCGGAGGCGGTAGCGGCCAAGGGGAGTCCAAAGGGAAACCCCAGAAAGGGCAGGGGAAACCCTCTCAGCCCCAGAAGGGTCAAGGGGGTACCCCGGCCTCCCCTGTTGAGCAGGAGCTGGAGGAGGCGGCTCAGAAGGCTTCTGAAACCCTTGGCGGGAAGAGCCAAAACGCCAAGCTGGAAGCCGCGCCCGAAAAGGGGGAGGGTGAAGACGGAGATGGGGAGCCGGAAGGGGAAGAGGTCGAGGAAAAGGCTCTTGCCACGACCCACGAATTGTCCCAGCCGACTACTGACCAGACGGTCTTTTCCCGAGACAAACTCCTTTACCCCGGGTGCTACGGAAGGCTGCGCAATGGTCGGGAAGTGGGGCCTATCCGATTCGACAAGGATTACGGAGAGTTCCCGTTCCGCGCCGATACCCCCGAAACCGGCGAAGAGTCGTGGCGTCCCGACGGAACCTGGTCGGTGGAAGATTCGGAAGATCACTTTATGGACGTGGTGGCCGTCAAATGACGCGCCGCAAGGATTACGGGTTGGAGGTATTCATTCTGCTCTACCTCCTTCTCGTTCTCTCCCTCGAACTGGCCGGGAATCCGCGCGACCCGGCTATTGACATCAAGGCGGAAATGGACTACCTTACATTTCCGGATAGCGTTTCAAGGTACAGCAATCACTCAAACCAAATCGTAAACAACTAGGACAAGGAGACAAGGATGAAAAAAATTGACTTTGAAGCGCACGACATTCACGAGTTGCGTAGAATGGCCTGGGATCAGTTCAACGAGAACGAGCTACCTACCGGGTGGTGTTCCGTTGCCCGCCGGGACGAGGTTATAACCGCAATCGAGAGCGGGAGAATTCCCGAGCGGTTTACCGCCGATCACCTTACCCCCGAAGCGCGGGCCGTCAAGGAGTCCGGAGGCAATATCGGTGATATCGTTGAGGACAAGGACCTGCGCAAGCACGTCCAGAAAATCCTCAACGATATGTCGGGGATCGTCAAGACCAACAAGGGCGAAGCGGACGCCAAGCTGGATTTCCTTGGCAAGAAACTTATCTCCACCATCCAGATGCTCAACAAGACCGGGGAAATTGTGGTCGCCGCGAAGGAGGCTGCGGACAAAGCCCTGGCGCAAGTCGAGAAGCGGATCATGGAATCCTCTCCGGTCAAGCTGGTAACTCCCGAGGGGGTAGAGGTGGACGCGGGACGGCAGCACAAGGCTTTCCCGATGCTCTGCCGCCTCCTCGCTCTGAAGCAGCACGTCTTTATCTGCGGCCCCGCCGGCACGGGCAAGACTCGCGCCTGCTTCGAGTACGCCAAGGCGGTCAAGACGCCTATCCACGTGCAGAGCTTCTGCATGCAATCCACCAAGGCTGACGTTGTGGGCTACCGCTCCCCCCATGACGGCTCCATCGTTCGCACTCCTTTCCGGGAGGCCTACGAGAACGGTGGCGTGTACGTTGCCGACGAAGGCGATTCCGCCAACTCCAACGTGTTCCTTGTCCTCAACTCCGGTCTGGAACAGGACGGCTATACCTTCCCCGATGGGTGGGTAAAGCGTCACGATACCTTCCGTTGCGTCCTTATCGGCAACACCTGGGGCGGTGGAGCGGACCGGCAGTATGTCGGACGCGCACAACTTGACGCGGCAACCATCTCGCGCTTCTCGAAACTCTGGTGGGGCTACGACGAACCGTTTGAGTCCTATATCTCGGGGAATCATCATTGGGCCAAGCGGGTTCACGAAATCCGCGCCGCCGTCGAGAAGAACGGGGACCGCGTTCTGGTTACGGCCCGTGCGGCTATCCTCGGGGCGCAGTGGCTGGCCGCCGGTGGAACCTACGAGGAGGCCGAGGTCTTGTATATCTACGAGGGGCTTCCCGTCACCGTGGTCAACAAGATCAAGGAGAACATTCGCAAGGTCGCGGACGTTCAGAAGGAGGCCGACAAAATCAAGGCCGAGGGTCCGAAGGCCAAGACGGGCGGCAAGATCCACACGATGGAGGCGGTGGCCGCATGAGCGTGGTTACCCTCAAGGAAATCCCCATCAAACCCTTCAAGGAAAGGAACAAGCAGGATGTCACCAGACTCCTGATTGGCTCCCCTACCTTGGAGGAGATTATCACCGCCGCGACTACCCCCCTTGAGCAAGAGTGCAAGGGGCCGGACTTTGACGAGAAGGATCGTGCGGCTCCGGAGAAAATGTACCGGCAGGATTGGTACGGAAATACCAGCATTGAGAAATCGGTGGAGATGATCCGCCGGGGGTGGCCCGAGGGAACCAAGTCGGTCCGCAAGCTGTCGGAGGCTATCAGCGCCCCGATACTGCGCCAAGCCCGCAAGGTCGTACACCACGACGTTTGCCCGGGGCATTGGATTGACGAGGACCGCTATCTACGCGGAGAGCCCGAGGTCTGGGGGGAAATTGTAGACTCGGACGAACTGGTGGACCAAGTAGGCGGGAAGTTCGTTCACTTCGTGGTCAACGCGGGAATGTCCTGCGCCCAGTGCAACTCGCTCAACTGTACTACCGAGCCGGTACGCATTGATACCCTTAGACGCCGGGGCGCGGCGATCTGCGCGGCTATCGACGTTTTGGAGGCGATGGGATTCCGCACCCGGGTAACCTACTTGGTATTGATCGAAACCCCGAACCGAGGCACCAACTCTACGATGATGGCCCTGCGGTTTCCGGTCAAGGAGTACCACGACTACTTGGATATGGACGCCCTTACCTTTCGCCTTGCCCATCCCGCGATGATGCGCCGCCTCGTTTTCGCGTACTTTGAGCATATGGACTTGGCGACCAAACGGGCTTTTTTGTTTCGGGGAAACTCCGGAACGGTCGGAACCTACGGCCTGATCCGGAACAACTTCCCCAAGGAACTCGGACTCGAAGATGACGGAGATGCGATTGTGTACATCCCCTCGGTCACGGGGAATCCCGGCAACTTCCAGTCTGACGCAAACGCCGAACGCTTCTGCAAGGACATTCTTGCCAAGCAGGGTATTCGGTTCATCAGTTAACAAGGAGAAGCAATGAAAACGCAGAGAGAAGTATCACTGGAAACCGCCAACAAGCTGCGGGCGTGGTACGAGAAAAATGAAGGGAAGGTCCGAAAGTGGGGCGCGGTGACCGTGGAGAATTTGGCCGCGCAGATCGGAGTTACCCACAATACCATCTACCTTTGGTTCCGCGCAGCCCGCACGGACGCCGAAGAGGGCAAGCTGCCGCAGGGCCTCTCCGTCAAGGCCATCAACAAGTTTCTTTCGTCCAACAAATAACAAGGAGCGTTCTATGTCTCTCATCAAGCAACCGCACGAGGTCGTACAGCCTCGTACAATCAAAATCCTGCTATACGGGCAGCCGGGGTTGGGCAAATCCACCCTCGGGATGTCCGGACCCAACAGCGTAACGCTGGACTTCGACAACGGAGCGCACCGCGTCAAGCTGCGCGACCGCTCGCCGGTCGTATCGGTCGATTCGTGGCCTACGGTCCTCCAACTTCTGGACTCCGGCGAAATGACCGGCAAGCAGACCATCGTTCACGATACCGTGGGCAAGATGCTCGACCATATGGGCGCGGCCATTATCGCCGGGAATTCCAAGTTGGGATTCGGGGGCAACTTGAGCCTTAAAGGGTTCGGGGAACGCAAGACGATGTTCCGCAACTACTTCCATCGTCTCACGACTTTGGGGTTTCGGGTGATCGTCTTTATCGCCCACGACCGGGAAGAACGGCGCGGAGATGATATCATCATCCGTCCTGAAATCGGCGGCTCCTCCGGAAGCGACCTGATCCGCGAGCTGGATCTGGTCGGCTACGTCGAGGCCCAAGGGAACAAGCG